GTCAAGCTGACGTGGCTCAAATTGTCATTGATGGCGCAAGTGGTCAAAAGATCCTGGACGAAGAGTTGAAGGACTACAGAATCAAGAATGTGATTCTGCCGACGGTGAAGGAAATCATCGTGGCCAACGCTCTTTGGGAACAGGGTATTTACCAGAAAACCATCTGCCACGCTGGCCAACCATCATTGTCTAAAGTAGCCACTAACTGCGACAAGCGTAATATTGGCTCAAATGGTGGCTTTGGCTATCGATCGCACTTTGACGATATGGATATTTCTTTGATGGATAGTGCTTTGCTTGCGCACTGGGCTTGTGCTACGACCAAGCCTAAGAAAAAGCAAAAAATCAGTTATTAAAATAAGCGGTCTTGTGACTGCTTTTTTTGATGCTCAAAATTACCGAACTGCCGGGGAAGCAGGAGAAAGGAGACATGAGAATGTCAGAATTTAAACCAATCACTACACAAGAAGAATTTGATGCTGCTATTAAAGGGCGCTTATCTCGAGAGAAAGAGAAGTATGGCGACTATGACCAGCTCAAGTCCCGTGTTGCAGAATTGGAAGAAGAAAATGTTGGCTTGAAGTCAACAATTGAAGCTACTAATCAAAGCAAGGTAGATGCTGACAAACAACTTGAAGTTTTGCAGAATCAAATCGCTGGTTATGAGAAGGCTAGTCTGCGAACTCGAGTAGCTTTGCAACATGGACTGCCTTACGAACTTGCAGATCATTTGCAGGGAACTGATGAAGAAAGCTTGAAAGCTGATGCAGAGCGCTTAGCTGGGTTTATGAAACCAGTAAGTAAAATTGCACCAGTAAAATCAACTGAACCAATAGTCCCTAAAGAGGACGATGACAGAACCATGTATAGAAACTTAGTTCAAAATTTAAGTATTGAAGATTAAAAGGAGAAAAAATGTCAGAAGCACAACTATCAAAAGGAAAATTGTTTGATCCAAAACTCGTTTCAGAAGTCATCAGCAAAGTAACAGGTCATTCATCAATCGCTAAGCTATCACCTAAAAAACCTATTCCGTTTAATGGGTTGAAAGAATTCATTTTCGATTTCGACTCAGATATCGATATTGTAGCAGAAAATGGTAAGAAAACACACGGTGGCGTTACCCTTGAACCTGTAACAATTGTTCCGATCAAAGTTGAGTACGGTTCTCGTGTATCCGATGAATATCTCTATGCTTCAGAAGAAGCTAAAATCGACATGATGCAAGATTATATTGAAGGCTTTGCGAAAAAATTAGCTCGTGGTCTTGATATCATGAGTATTCACGGTATTAATCCGCGTACAAAACAAGAATCCGCAATTATCGGAGACAACTGTTTTAACAAGAAAGTTACTCAATCAGTTACATTTACAGCATCAAATCCAGATGAAAATATGGAGGATGCTATTGGATTGATTGATGGCTCAGAACGTGATGTTACAGGTGCAATCCTAGATCCTACCTTCACGACTGCTCTTTCTAAAATGAAAAATGCTACAGGCGGCAAGCTTTATCCAGAATTAGCTTGGGGAAGTGTACCTGATACAATCAATGGCTTGTCTGTAGATAAAAACCGCACCGTATCACACTCGCAAACAGATCCTAAGAATACCGCAATTGTTGGAGACTTCGAAGCTATGTTCAAATGGGGCTATGCGAAAGAAGTTCCAATGGAAATCATCCAGTATGGGGATCCTGACAATAGTGGTCGCGACCTTAAGGGTTATAACCAGATTTATATCCGTTGTGAAGCGTATATTGGTTGGGGAATCATGGATGCGGCCAGCTTTGCCCGTATCGTTAAAACAGGAGGCTAATCATGGCTGAGTATGTAAATAAAAAGACTGGTGCAACAATCAATACTAGCACCGAAATCTCAGGAGGCGATTGGGTTCCGATTGCAGAATACAAACCTTTGGACTCATTGACTAACGCAGCGTTGAAAGAAATCCTTGATGAAAAAGGTATTCCTTATGATAGCCGCGCCACAAAAACTGAATTGATTTCGCTGATCGAACAAGCTGATACTGAAGCCCAGTAGTCGCTTGTCTGGAGGTAGAAATGGAAAACTTTGCAACAGTAGAAGATTTGAAAAAATTGTGGCGAGCGTTGAAATTCGATGAGGAAAAACGAGCCGAGGCGCTGTTGGAAGTTGTTTCTCATTCTCTTCGAGTTGAAGCTAAAAAAGTTGGTAAAGATTTAGATGGGTTAGTGGCTACTGATCCATCTTTTGCTATGGTGGTCAAATCCGTTACAGTCGATGTGGTAGCTCGTACCTTGATGACTTCAACTGACCAGGAGCCGGTGACTCAATTTGCTGAAAGTGCCTTGGGCTACTCAGTGAGTGGTTCTTATCTAGTCCCTGGAGGTGGTCTCTTTATCAAGGATTCAGAATTGAAACGTCTGGGTCTTAAAAAGCAAAGATATGGGGTGATTGATATCTATGGGACGGATTAAAGGAATTACTGTAACTTTGATTGGGAAAACCAAGAATGGTCGGGATGACTTCGGGCATCCTATCTTTGAGAATAGTGAAATTCAAGTAGATAATGTTCTGGTTGTTCCAGCTTCAACAGAAGACGTCACGAATCAGCTCAATTTGACTGGGAAGAAGGCAGCTTATACGCTAGGAATCCCAAAAGGTGACCAAAACGAGTGGAAAGACCGTGAGGTTCGTTTCTTTGGGCGAAAATGGCGCACGATTGGCTTTCCGTTAGAAGGCATTGAAGCCATGATGCCTTTGGACTGGAACAAGAAAGTGATGGTTGAAGCGTATGAGTAAAGTGAAATTTGAATTGAACTCATCGGGTGTTTCTGCTCTTTTACGATCTCCTGAAATGCAAGGCATTTTGGAGGAGAAGGGAAGCGAAATTGCAGAACGTGCTGGTGAAGGGTTTGAGTTAAAGGTTTCTCCTGGTCAAAAGCGAGCCAATGCCAAAATTAGTACCACGGATATCAAAAGTATGGCTCGAAATAAAAAACATAATATTTTACTGAAGGCTATGAGATGATTGAAGTAATTGTAAAAAAATTTTTGGACGGAATGTTAGATGTTCCGTCTTTTTTTGAGCATGAACCAGACATGCCTGAAAGTTATGTCATTTTAGAAAAAACTGGAAGTGGTGGAAGTGATTATGTCCATTCTGCTACTTTCGCTTTTCAAAGTTATGCACCATCTTTGCAAAAGGCTGCTGAATTGAATGAGAAAGTCAAAAAAGCAGTTGATAATCTCATCACGGTTAATGAGATTAGTGGTGTGCATCACAATAGCGACTATAACTTTACAGACACAGACACGAAACAATATCGCTATCAAGCGGTATATGATATTAATTATTTTTAAAAGGAGGATTCTATGGAAGGATCAGAACAAACAGTAACAGCTAATGTTGCATCGGCAGCTAACGTTACTGCTGCAAAACCGAAAGCAAGCGGGGCTGTATTCAGCGCACCGTTAGGGACAACTTTACCAACAAATGCAAAATCAGAGTTAGATGCTGCATTAAAAACTTTGGGATTCATTTCCGAAGATGGTTTGACAAATGAAAACTCACCAGAAAGCGAAGATGTAAAGGCTTGGGGTGGCCAGACTGTTCTATCATCTCAAACTGACAAGAAAGATACCTTCAAATACAAATTGATTGAAGGTCTTAATGTGGACGTCCTCAAGGAAACTTATGGGGCAGCTAATGTCAGTGGTGATTTGAAGACAGGAATCACTGTTAAAGCTAATTCAGATGAATTGAAAGAGCATTGTATTGTCATCGATATGTTCTTGAAAAATGGAGCACTGAAACGGATTGTCATTCCGAGAGGTAAGGTTAGTGAAATTGGGGAAATCAGTTATAAAGATGGCGAACCAATTGGCTACGATCTAACTATTACTGCTTTACCAGATGACCAAAATAATACTCACTATGAGTACATTCAGGGGGCGTGATAAATGGCTAAAAATATTAAAGGAACAACACCGTCAGGTTTTAAATTTGAAATTTCAGAGCGCCGTTTAAACAACTATGAGCTACTTGAATTATTGGGTGAAGTCGATGAAGGAAATGGTCAAGCTTTTCCTAAAGTTCTCAAGTTGCTATTTGGTGAAGAGCAAGCCAAGGCTTTTAAGGATCATTTGCGGGAAGAGGACGGTATTGTGCCAACTGATAAGTTAGCAGAAGAACTAAAGGCTGTTTTCAATACTGTGCAAGAGTTAAAAAAATCCTAGTCCTTAATCAGATGATCAAACTAGATGAAGATGCGCTTATCTGTGATCTAGCTGAAACCTATCAGATATACAGTTTTCGACAGCTACCTCTTTTGCAGGTAGCTGTTTTTGCCTATGGGTTAAGAGATGATTCTCGGATCAAGCAACGCTTGTCTGGTCAAATCGTCCCCTTAGAAACAATGCTGTTAGCTGGTATGGTTGATAGGCTTTCTCTTTCACTTTGGATTCAGACGGAGGATGGACAGAAAGGGACGAATCGTCCTAAATCTATCTTCGATAAATTGACACATAAAGAGGATAAGGATGAAAGAGAGCATCTAGTGTTTGAATCTGGTGAGGACTTTGAAAAATACCGTAAAGAATTCTTAGCCAAGGTAGGAGGTGAGGACTAATGGCAACCGAATTAGGAAAAGCCTATGTACAAATTATTCCATCAGCTAAGGGCATTAGTGGAATGATTCAAAAGGAAATAGGTGGTGAAGTTGCCTCTGCTGGCGTTAGTGCAGGCGAATCCCTCGGTTCTAAAATGGTGGGCGCTATTTCAGGAGTTATTGCAGCAGCAGGGATTGGTAAGGTTTTTTCAGCTGCTATCAGTGAAGGAGCAGCGCTTCAACAATCCCTTGGTGGTATTGAAACTCTTTTCAAGGGCTCAGCTGATAAGGTCAAGAGCTATGCTAATGAAGCCTACAAAACAACAGGTCTATCAGCTAATGCTTACATGGAAAACGTGACAGGCTTCTCAGCTAGTCTCTTGCAGTCTTTGGGCGGTGATACGAACAAGGCTGCTGAAACAGCCAACATGGCCATGATTGACATGTCAGATAATGCAAACAAGATGGGTACATCTATGGAGAGCATTCAGATGGCATATCAAGGCTTTGCTAAGCAGAATTATACAATGCTCGATAACCTAAAACTCGGTTATGGTGGTACAAAGCAAGAAATGCAACGGCTTTTGGCTGATGCAGAGAAATTGACGGGTGTTAAATATGACATCAACAATTTATCAGATGTGTATAATGCTATACATGCTATTCAAGAAAATTTAGACATCACAGGTACAACTGCTAAAGAGGCTGCTTCTACTTTTAGTGGATCTTTTGAATCCATGAAGGCGGCAGCTCAAAACGTTTTAGGTAAGATAGCAATTGGTGAAAATGTAACGCCAGCTTTGGAGTCACTGTTGGAAACAACCAAAACCTTTTTGTTCGGAAATTTCTTACCAATGGTTGGAAATATCTTATCAGGGTTAGGTGTTGTTTTAACACACGGAATAAGTGATATTGCTTCTCAACTTTTCGGAGATGCTTTTGGGAGTGCTGTTTTTGATCAACTTGCACATGTGACAGGAATTTTCGAAACCTTCTTTGATATGATCTTTGGGTCAATGGATAAAGAGGCGAATTTTGAGATATTAGATGCACTTGGTTTTAGTGAGGATGCAGCGAATCAAATTATCAATATTGCAGACAATATCCGAGTCACTTTTGAGAACATTGGTTCTGCAATCGGTGATGTATTGGGTATTGTCGGTGATTTTGTTGGTGATCTTTTAGGAATCAAGGATGGAGAGCAGGGAGTAAACCTGCTCGGTTTCGCATTTGAGACATTAACGGGATTTTTAAGAGAAGCTACAGGGATCATTAAGGAAATTACGAGTTTTTTCAAAGAAAATCAGTTAGCAGCTGATTTGCTCAAGTCTGCTGTAGTAGCTCTAGGCATTGGATTTCCCGTTGCTAAAATTGCGACATTCGTTCAAGGATTAGGGGGTCTACCAGGAATCTTCACAATTGTTCAGACGGCAATTTCAGGATTTGCTACTTCAGCAATGGCTGCTATTTCGTCAATTCCTCTTGTTGGGTGGATTGCAGCAGCAGTTGCTGCATTGGCTTGGTTCTTTACACAAACAGAAACTGGGAAGGCAATTCTTCAAGATTTCATGTCTTGGCTCTCTGAGACGTGGTCAGCGATCGCTCCAATTTTAACTGAAGTATGGAACGGTATGGTTGAAGCGGCTACTACTGCATGGAATGCAATGGTTGAGTTTGTTTCGCCTATCATTCAATCGGTTGTTGACTTTATCAAATCTGTCTGGGATGGTATCTCGGCTTGGTGGTCTGAAAATCAAGGATTGATTCAGCAGACATTTGAAACTGTATGGAACGCAATCCAGACGGTAATTCAGACTATTATGCCAATTATTCAATCTATTATTGAAACCGCAATGAATATCCTTGCTCCTTTTATTGAGACAACATGGAACAATATTTGCACAGTTGTGACAACTGTATGGGAATTGATTAAGATTGCTATTCAGACAGCTATGGACGTTATTAGTGGAATCATTACGGCAGTTTTGGCAGTTATCAATGGGGATTGGGAAACTGCATGGAATGCAATCAAGAGCGTTGGGGAATCAATCTGGAATGGATTGTCCTCTGCAGGGCAAGCTATCTTTGATGGATTTTCTCAGATATTGTCTAACATCTGGGAAACTATTAAAAGTGTAGCAAGTTCTGCATGGGAAGCTTTAAAAGCTAGCGTACTTAGCATCATTGATGGTCTGGTATCAGGGGCACAGAGTGCATGGGATACCATGTCTAATGCTGTCTCTACTCTTGTAAGCAATGTGACTGGATTCTTTGATCAGTTGTGGAACATCAACCTCTTCAGTGCTGGTCAAGCAATCTTACAAGGGTTCTTGGATGGACTGCAGTCGGTGTGGTCTTCTGTAACTGACTTCGTTGGTGGTATTGCTAGCTGGATCGCAGAACACAAAGGTCCTATCGAATATGACCGGAAATTGTTGATTCCCGCAGGTAATGCAATCATGAAAGGGTTAGACCAAGGATTGCAAGATCAATTTAAGGATGTTAAACAAACGGTCGGAGGCATGGCTGATGAAATTTCAGATGTATTTTCAGGAGATGGTCTGGATCTGAATTCCTCTGCCTCAGTTACAAAAAGTCTTGAGGCGCAGTTGGCTATGCCATCAGCTCAATTTGAAGCACATGAGAGTAAAACCGTGTCTGAGATAGCGATTCTGAGAACAAGTATGGAAAGAATCCTTACTGCTATCCTTGAGAAATCGTCAGATGTCTACCTAGACAATGACATTATCTCACTCAAGACCTATGAACAACACGGTGCTATTTATGCGAGGGGAGGAATTTAATGGATTATATGATCATCAACGGTTTTAATACATCAAGCCTTCCTGGTTGTGATGTGACAGATTTTGGGAAGGTGGAGGCTGCTAAGCCGAAGGGAGAGAAAGCTGACCTTTATGGAGTCAATGGCAGTTATCGTGTATTAGACGGTTCTTTCGACAGTTACGAAAGGACCTTCATTCTATACGTTAAAAAAATGGTTGAGATTTCAAGTATTCTTGATAAGTTTCAATCGAATGATAACGTTTTGGAATTTAGCTATCAGCTTGGCTCATTGTTTTATGCTAACTTTGTGACTGCTAGTTTTGAACCTTTTGGGAATCATGCTTGGAAGTTAGAAATCAAGTTAGAAATGCAACCATTCAGATATCAGAAGAGCGTAGAACCTGTGGTTCTGACTGCATCTGGTACAATCAATAATCTTGGAACAATCTATTCAGAGCCTATCATCGAAATCGAGGGGGATGGTGATATCTCTCTTACGATTGGTCGTAAGACCATGTATCTAGCGATTAAGACTAAGGCTACTATTGATTGTAGGCAAGGCAAGCAGAATATCTACAACGCTACTGGTGCAGTTCAGAATACGCTTCGGAAACGTGGAGGGTTCTTAGAAATCCCGACTGGTAAGGTTGGTGTTTCGTTTACTGGAAATGCTCGTAAAATTACTATTCGGCCGAATTGGAGGTATAAGATTTGATTTATTTAACAAATGGGAATATGCCTCTGAATGCTGCTTATGCTGATGAAATTGTCCAAGAGGATAACAGCACCTACCAATTGAGCTTCCGATTTCCAACTTCTGATCCCTTATGGGAGCAGTTGAAGGAGGAAACGTTCCTAACGGCTGATGACCTTCACGGTGAACAGGATTTCGTCATTTTTGAGGTTGAGAAGAAGCACGGCTATATTCAAGTCTATGCGAATCAAGTATTCACTCTCTTGAATAACTATGTGATCAATCCAATTTCCTTGGATAGAGCGACTGGTTCGACTGCCTTGAGTCGCTTCGCTGGAAGCATCACTCGAGATAATCCGTTCTCATTCTTTTCTGATATTGAAGATAGACACACCTTTAATATCGGTTCTAAGAATGCTATGGAAGCATTCGCGAAAGATAAGCACTCTATTATTGGTCAATGGGGTGGTGACCTTGTACGGCATGGCTACCAGGTTAGACTTTTAAAAAATGGCGGTTCAGAGAATGAATCGCTTTTTATGTACAAAAAGAACCTGTCTAGCTATCAGCACAAGACTTCTACCAAGTCTTTGAAGACTCGAATTACTTTCACGACGACTGTCAAGGGTGAGGGAGAGAAGGCGCCTGATCGTACGTTCACGGTTACTATCGATAGTCCACTCATTAACAAGTACAGTCAAATCTATGAAGATGTGATTGAAGTTAATGACCAGGATGTGAAGGATGAAGCGAGCCTTCGCAAGTATGGTGAGCAGTATTATAGGACTTCGCTCTGCGACATGATGGAAGATAGCCTTGAGCTTGAGGTTGTCGGCCAGAGTGATGTGCCTGTCCAGATGTTTGATATTGTGAGTTTATTTCACGATGTCTACAATCTTGACGTGCGCAAGAAGATTACTAAGTACACTTACTCACCAATGGGCAAAAAATTGAAGACAATTGGTTTTGGGCAGTTCAAGTCAGGTCTTGCGAATGCGATTGGTAATGCAGTTAGTGATGCTGTTAAAGGTGAAGCGCAACAACTTCAAGATGATTTTGAAAGGCAGTTAGCAAGAGAACTCAAGAATGCTGACCTTGCATTTGAGCGTCATAAAGAAGAGTTGGTCAACCAATTCACAGATGACGTGAATGCTATCAACGCCAAGGCTGAAGAAACCAAGCAAGAACTGTCTGATACTATTGACCAGCGTTTCAGCAGTTTTGACAATGGGCCTTTACAAGATGCTAAACGCAAGGCTGAAGAAGCTTTGCGAAACGCTGGCGCAAGCAGCTTACTCGCTCAGGAAGCCCAGCAGATTGGATTTGATGCAATGGCTAGACTTGAAGCTATTACCAACCCAAAAAATGGATTGATAGCGACTCAGATTGCCAACTACAAAACAGCAGTTGACGGACGATTCGCAGATATATCATCTCTACTTTCTGGTAAGGCTAATCAGATAGACTTCCAGCGTGTTAAAGAAACCAGTCAGCTTTACGAGCGGATTTTGGGCAATACTGAAAACGGGATTGCGGATAAGGTTGCTCGCATGGCTCTGTCGAATCAACTGTTTCAGGTTGAAGTTGCTAAGGCATCAGCAAGCGGACGAAATCTATTTTTGAGTTCGACTGCAACGAAAGGATATTTAGGTAGAGCTGGTGTTATTAACGTTGCGAATAGCACACAAAAAGAAATCACATCTGATTTCATTTCAGTAGAACCAAACGAAAATATCATTTTTCAGCATTGGGTAACTCTTCCTGAGAACGGGATGGCTTTCTCGGCTTGGCAATTTTTCGATAAGAACAAAAATCCTATCGATGCTCGTATAACTGGCTCGGATGCTTATAAGACGGCAACAGGTAAGCAACACAACATCAATCAAATTATTGTACCAGCCAATGCGTATTTCATTAGAGTTTCGGCTCGTATGTACAATGATGGTTTGATGAAAATAGAACGCGGTTCAGCTCCGTCTAATTATTCAGCAGCTCCCGAAGATACCGATGAAGCTATTCGCACGGTTCAAAGTCAACTAGCTGGGTCGTGGGGAGTTCATAATAAGAACAGTGTCAACGAAATCATAGCTGGTTTTAATCTAGCAGGTCGAAATGCAGGAATTAAAGCAGAAACTATCAGACTTGAGGGGAATACTCTGGCTGATAAATTAACTGCAATTGACGGTTATTTCAAGCGCTTGTTTGTCGGTGAAGGTACGTTCGCGACTCTGAATGCGGATGTTATACGAACGAATTCTATCACGGCAGATAAGCTGGTATTTAACGAGGCTTTTGCTAATAGAATGGTCTCAAATGAGCATATCACTAGCAAATTAGTAGCAAGTAGAGCGTTTGTGAATGCCTTGAATGCCGTAACAATAGATGCTTCTCAGATTGTGACAGGTACTCTTAAGGGAGATAGGATTTACGGTGGTACTATTCGAGGTGCCAACATCTATGGAGGAACCTTAACAGGCCATACCCAAATTCAACTAGGCTTTTATGGCTCATTTGATACAGTGAATGGTGGTTTACAGATTAACGTACCACGAGACTATAATTCCAAAGATGGCTTGGGAGTTCAATTTATCGGTTCTTACGGACGAGGTGAGAACGTACCGTACGGCCTTTTTATTTATAAGGATTCTGATTTCACAGCGAGCGGAACTGTAGAAACAAGTGATGATTTTCTTTTAACGGTTGAAGGCTACATCAATGCGAAAGGCATTGGTTGGCTGAAGACAGGAAAGGGAAGTGTCAACGGTAAAACAACAGGTACTATTGGACTCTGGAACTCAGACAATGTATCTTTGAGCTTTGGTGGTTCAGGGAATGACATCTACTATAGTTACAACGGCACAGCATACAGTCTGTGGTCGGTCGTTAATCAGCACTTCTCAGACAGACGTCTGAAAGAAAATATCGTTGTTTGCGAGCATAATGCTCTTGATTATATCCAACAATTCCAGTTCAAGGAATACGACTGGAAGAAGCAAGATGATAGACCACGAAAAGCACACACAAAGATTGGATTGATTGCCCAAGAGGTTCAAGAGATAGACCCTACACTCGTCTATGAGAATGGAGAAACGCTGAATCTGGATAATCTTAGATTAACTACTATCGCTCTTAAAGCGATTCAGGAGCTTGCTCTTGAAAATAGAAAACTAACACACAGATTGGAGAATTTAGAAAATGAACGAAGAACAACTTAACCAAGTCCTAAGCATGACACTTGATGACATGTTAGTTGATTCAAAGGCATCAATGCTTAGACATAATCTGTTGAAGATTCAATTAAGGGAAAAAGAAGCAGAGAATCAAAGACTTCAAGCACGAGTGGACGAACTGGAAGCTCTGCTTGATGAACAAACTAAACCAGCAGACAAAGGAGAATAAAAAATGGCAACAGAATATGCAGTTAGAAGCAAATATTTGAAGTTTGATACAACAGAAGTCGTGATTCATCGTGAATCACCTTATACCATCTTTTCTCGTGAATTGCAGGGCGATCAGACGGCTAAGTCAGATGAAGAATTGATTGAAGCAGTCAAAAGTATCATTCGTGCTGAGCTTGATCCAGGAGCAGCAATCGTCAAAGCACAAGCGCAGCTGGAACAAGCTGAGCAGCAGATTGTGCACAACAAGAGCGAACAAGATAGACTTTCTGCGCTTACAAATAAAATTGACAAAGTAGTGCGAGTCATGGCTCAAGATTCAATCATGGGCGAGAAAATCGCCTACGGGACAACTTACAAGGAGCTTGTTGAACTCTTCCCATTCGCTGAAGAAGGTAAGGCTTATCAACCAGGGGATATGTTTGTGATCGAAGATCCTGAACACGCCGAATTGAATGGTGAGGGCAAGCGTGTCTTGATTCAGACAAATCAGATTTTTACCTACAAAGGCGAATCTCTCAAACAACTTGAAAGCGGACCATCTCAAAATGGTCTTCTTGCAATCTGGAAGTGGGATGGCCAAAAAAACGAAAGTAATCTTGAAACCACTCGAGTTCCTGCACAGTAGATTGGAAGTGGTCTGATTGGAATTACTAGCATTTCTGGATAAATTGAGTCCGATTCTAATCGTGATCATTCCTAGCTATTTCTCCTTCAAAAGCACGCAGAACACAAAAGAGACTGATAAGCA